GCAGCACCCCACGGATCAGCAATCCGCGTGCAGCCCAGGCCAGCACTGCAGACCCCAGCGGCACCGGCCGCAGATCTGCCCGCCATGGCTGCAGCAGCCCCTCAGAGGCCACCTAGCTGCCCCGCAGGCGTATCGACACCTAGAGCAGCACACACCCGCCCCGCTGCCCTGCACAGCGAAAGCAGGGGGCCACGGGGGGGGCGCCAGACGCGGCGCGTGGGGGACCCCACCAGATGACGCGACCCAAAAATGGGAATTACCGAGGGTGCGCTGCGGGTGGGCGTGGGGGGTGTGTGCGGCTGTCGCAGGGTGTGTTGTGTCTGCCCTGGTTTTAGATCTGTCTCTACTAAGAACTAAGAGCTGCTGCAGGGGAGAGCAGGTGTAGGAAGGAATGCTCTGCACATAGGTTGAGCACCTGTTAATCTCAGCTTGCCAAAACCCCTTGCTACCACTGGGTCGAGACAGTGGCAGCAGTGTCACACCTAGTAGTCGAATACTAGGAATGACTAGGGGCACGTCAGCTGAGGACTGACTGCGTGAATCCTAAAGACAGTGGCCATGAGGACTTTGTGATGGTCCACCGCAAAGACCTAGATGCGGTCATTGACCTGGTGAAGACCAGGCGGCTTCAGCTTCGAGACATGGCCGTGTTCAACGCTCTCATTGCTGAAATGGAACCGACCACCGGCAAAGTCCGCGTCACCGCTTCTCATCTCTCCGAGCGACTGGGCGTCAAGCTCCCGGTTTGCATCAGCGCTCTCACCCGGCTGCGAAAGGAGTTCCTCGTCTCCAAGGTTCACGACAAGCGGTCAGGCTCCTACTACTTCCTCCTCAATCCCTACGTGGCATCGGTAGGAGGCCCACAGCGCCGCGGCCACCTATGGCAGCAGTTTCAAGACTCCCTGGAATGACAGCAGCAGCGCAGCTAACCTGAGTGCATCCGCTCTCCAGTTGTGTACCTATCCAACAGCGAGCGAATACGTCTCGGACTTCATGAGTACGGCAGCGACGTTCCTGACAAGGTAGTGGCAGCTGCTGTGGCGGCGTTGGAAGGAATACCAGACCCTGAGCCAGCACCAAAGAAGAGAGCACGCACCAGCAAGGGCCGGTTCCAAGGCGACGACCTGCAAACCACTGACAAAAACGAGGCGTGGGAATAGCCCTACGGCTAAGCTCTAGCCAACGTGGACGGGTGGTGCCGTTGCGTGCCATTCACTTCTCAGTGTTTGGTTGTTGTTGGGAAGGCCCTTCTGTTTCGGCAGGAGGGCTTTCCTCATGAAGTGGGAACCCTTGCCGCCTGAGCTGTGGCCCTTCCCCCACTTCCTCTGCTACCTGCTGCGAGAACTCAACCTTGCCGATACCCCCACCCTCCGTCAGCTCGAGGTGGCGGAATGGATGGAAAATGGCCCCGATCGCTCGATCACTACTGCCTACCGTGGCCTGGGTAAATCCTTCGAGTCGGGTGGCTATGCCCTATGGCGGCTGCGCCATGACCCGTTCACCGAGAAGGTGCTGATCCCAGCCTGCACCGCTGAGAAGGCTGAGGAGGTGGCAACCTTCATGGCCCGCTGCATCCGCGACGTAGACATCCTGCGGTGCCTGGAGCCGCGGCCGGATGGCCGTTCATCGGTATCTGCCTTTGATGTGGGCCCTGCCGTGATCGATCAGAGCCCGAGTGTCCGCGCTGTGGGAATCCTGAGCCCAGCACTCACCGGCAAGCGCTGCACGCTCTGTCTGCCGGATGACATCGAGACCCTCAACAACTCGATCACAACGCTCAAGCAGGAACGGCTGGCCCAGGCCGTCACCGAGCTCGAAGCAATCATCAAGCCAGATGACCCTGGGTTTGATCCCGACGCCCCTAGGGATTACAGCCAGGGCGGCCTGCGCCAGGTGTTCCCAAGACAGATCCGCTACCTGGGAACACCACACCTTGAGAGCTCGCTCTACCTACGGCTGGTGCGTGAGCGGAACTACGCAATTCGGTTCTGGCCCGCACGCTTCCCCGATCCCAACGACCCAGATCAATGGGAGTGCTACGAGGGCAACCTGGCGCCTGGCATTGCCGAAGCGGTGCAAGCCCAGCCGTCGTTAAAAGGAGAGCCGACCGACCCCGAGCGGTTTGGACACCAGGAGCTGCTGAAGCGCGAAACGCGCATGACACGGGCCTCAGTGCAGTTGCAGTTCATGCTCAACTGCCGGCTCAGCACCATGGATCGCTACCCCATCCGGCTGGGGGATCTGATGGTGATGGACCTCGATGGCAAGGCGCTGCCCGAGGTGGTGATCTGGGCGGCCAGTCCCGATCAGCGCATCCAGAACCTGATCTCCGTGGGAATGGGCGCCGATCGCTACTACCACCGCCCAACCGTGATCAACGGCTGGGTATCGGCTGAAGAGACCTGGCGCTGCGTATTGGCAATCGACCCCGCCGGCCGCGGCAGTGATGAGCTGGCATGGGCGGTGATCGCTGAGCTGAACGGCAACTTTTTCCTGCTCGAGAGCGGCGGCACCACACGGGGGTATGAGCCGGCGGTGCTGGCGATGCTGGCGGAACGTGCCAAGCGCTGGAAGGTCAGCTACTGCGTGGCAGAAAGCAACATGGGTGATGGCATGTTTACGGCCCTGCTGTCACCGGCCATGGCCAAGGTCTATCCGGTCTCGATTGAAGAGATCCGGGTGAGCCAGCAAAAAGAGAGGCGGATCGTGGACACCCTTGCCCCCCTGGTGCAGCAGCACCGGATGGTGGTGAGCAGTGAGCTAATCAAAAAGGACTACAACGAGGCCGAGCGTGACCCCGAGACGGGTCACCAGCGGTCGCTGATGTATCAGCTCAGCCGGATCACTGTTGAGCGTGGCTCACTGAGCTTTGACGACCGGCTCGATGCGGTGGCCCTCGGGGTGAAGTTTTTTACTGATGCCGCCGCGCAGGACCAAGAGAAGGCCAAGGCCACCCGTCAGGAAGACCTCGATGATGCGATGCGGCAAGCCTGGTTTGATGAGACCGGGGCCAGTATCGATGCCCTGGCGATGGGATGGAAGCCTCAGCCCATGGCTGCCGCCTACGGCGGGGTCAAGCGGTAGCGGCATCGTCGGTCCGCCGCACCATTGGCACCACGTTGGGCTTGTCCTTGAGGGCTGAGAAATCCAGCTTGCTGGCCATCTTGGATCTCAGCTTGTCGGTGTCGTCCTGGCTGAGGGTGGCGGTGATGGCGTTTTGCTTGAGCAGCTGCAACGCGACACGCAGATCGTCGTTGGTGGTGGGTATGAGATTGCCCTCGTCGTCATAGCCACCGTTGTCGATGCGATCGCGGACGGTGCGCACCACTGAGGCGTGCAGCTCCTCGAGATCCTTTGCCAGGTCAGCCATAATTACACCAGTGCAAAGCTCTACCTATCATGGCCGCGGCAACAAGCAACCCGCTCAAGGTGAAGTGGCAAAGCCAGCTTGATAACAGAAGTGGCACCGGTTACCGCGAATGCTTCTCCTCCAGCTGCGCCATGTTGGCAATGTTCTGGGGCAAGATCCCTAGCGATGACGCTTATAACGCCATCCGCGCCAAGCACGGGGACTCCACGTCCGCCGAGGCCCAGCTCTCCGCGCTGCGGTCCTTGGGGCTAGACGCCAACTTCCACACCAACGGCACACCGAAGGCCCTGGAGCGAGAGATTGACGATGGTAGGCCCGTAGCGGTGGGCTGGCTGCATCACGGCCCTGTGAGCGCCCCCAGGGGCGGTGGGCATTGGTCGGTGGTGATCGGCTACAACGGCCTGGCCTGGATTCAGAACGACCCCAGCGGCGAAGCCCTGCTGGTGCCCGGCGGCTACGCCAGAAACACCAACGGGGCCGGGGTGATCTACAGCCGCAAGAACTGGAACCCCCGATGGATGCCTGGCGGCAGCGGTGGCTGGTACCTCACCTGCAGGCCTTAGCGCTTGACCAGTGGTGTCCAGACGCCCGCCAGGATCTCGATCGCCCGGTAGAGCTTCACCGCCATGCGGCTGACATCGCCCAGGGCCTGGTTGTCCTTAGGCGTTGGGGTAAGGTTCACGATCAGCACAGCAGCGCCGTGGATGGCGATTGCCAGGGCGACGTATTCAGAGACGCGGTTCATGGGTTGCCTCTAGATGGGTAATGCGGTTGTCGTGACGCTGCAGCGTTGTGTAGATGCCATCAAATGCCGTCTCAAAACGCTCCAGCGTCTTGTCGATGTGCTTGACCGAGGTGGAGACCTGGATCAGTGCTGCAGTGGTGGCATCGTCGCGCTTGCTGACGTTGGCGAACCAGCTGCCGGTGCTGCTTAACACTCCCCCCGCAAGAGCCCCCGCAAGAGCGGCCAGGATCGCGGTGAACGGCTCTGGCACGGCAGCGGGATCAGATGCACAAGTGCAGAGTAACGCTTAAAGTGAGCGCGTCCACATGCTCGAATTGTGGACTTCGCTTTTTTCCAGGCTTTTAACAAACTCCAGTCAAACGTCATGACGATCCTTGACCGCGTCACTAAGGTCCTCGCTTATTTGGCCGGCGAACGTGCCGGACTGCTCACTCAGTTGGCCGAAACCAAGGCTGCTCTTGAGGTCGCACTAGGCAACGATGTCGCTGACGCTGAGGCCATCGCCGCTGCTCGAGCCGCCACCGGCGAAGCTCAAGCCCGCGCCGACGAAGCTGCTGCGCAAATTGCGCCGCTGCAGGAACTGGCCGACGCTGACGCCGCCAAGGATGCCGCTATTGCTGAGGCCCTTCTCGTCCTGTGCAGCCTTCGGCTGACTGAACGTTGTCGGTAGCAATTGCATGGGGCCGAAAGGCCCCTAACTACTCAGGTACTTTCAGGCTTTGGAGGCCTTCGGGACTCTGGAGCAGGTGCTAGCTCGGAGGTGAACTCTGCTGGCAAGTGGTGTTCAACCGCCATGACGGCTATAGCGCCAAGCAGCTCGGCTGATATTGCCCCCGCTGCCAGCAGCCGACTCCATAGCCCAAAAAACAGCCGCGGATCACCTTTGCCGGCCTCGTTGAGGCCAACGCTCAGGCCGCCGGCCATGGGGCCAGGCAGTGACTCGTAGAGCGCAGTAATGCTTGGGTGCATCGCTAGGTCGATGCCGAACGCCATCCAGTCGGGTTGCGGGGCATTGGCGGCATCCCAGGCGGCCTTTTCCTCTGGCGTGACATCTCGTACTACCCAGGCCTGAACCCAACTGCCATCGGGGCGGCGGGTGGGCAGAGGTGCTTCCTCTATTCGGTGGGTACTTGGGTCCGCCTCTGGCGGGGTGGAGAGGAGGACCGCGTAGACGCCGAATGTGGCCAGATCGTATGAGGTGGGATCAGCAGATATGCCGACGTTGGGATTGTCTTGGCGCAGCATCGAGACCGTGTAGGGATAGACGGATTGCGCGCCTTTGTCGAGGATGTAGTTCATGAGGGGTTTACCGTGTAGACGTGGATGAATGGGGCGAAACTCAGTGGAACCGCTAGATAGTTGCCCGAGGGCGAAAAGGCCGACTCCCTGGCAGATACAAATGAAGGGAGTCCAGGGGGATTTCTATAATGCTCGGTCGTTCCACTTGCGTTCCAGCCTAATACGCGAAGCTGACCTGTTGTGCTGCCACCCGAGTGCAGCAGTATTTTGCTGCCTTGAGGTGAAAATTGCATGTTTTTCTCTATTTGACTAAACGCACTTCCTCCAAACCTGAGGGCCACACCCCTACCACTACTGCTCCATCTATATGCGCGACCATAGGGGGGAAAATCGCCCCCTATCGCTAGCGCATTTCCGTCTGGGTGGAAGGCTGCCGCTGTCGAGAAGATTCCACTTTCAATGGTTGATGTTGCTCCCCAGGAGCTGCCAGTCCATTCAAATACCTGTGTGCCACTAGCATCAGGGCCACCAGTGAGAGCGACGGTGAGGCCGTCAGGACTGATTGCAATTTCGCTTCTGCTAGTGAAATCAAAGGAGGGGACTGCGGGCACGAGAAGCGACCCGAATGAAGTGCCGGTGAATGGCAATGCAATCAAGTTGAGCCCCGTGCTCGTTACAGAAGTGAAAATATGTCCATCAGTCTTGGAAAAAACTGTAGGGAATACGCCTGGATTGGCTATTGCATAGCTGTAACGCGAGCCCAATCCCGTGGTGGACGACCATTGGTAAATGGCCAGCTCATTGTTATGCCTGACCCCAAAAAAGGAGCCTGCCGTAGAAAAGAAAATGCGGCTTGCCGCATTATTAAAGCCTGTATTTGCTTGCACGATTCTCGACCCAAAGCCACTGGGCGACCATTGGTAGGCAGTGACATTCGTAGCTGCAGTCAGGACTGCAATTGCGCTCTCATCCGGTGCCCAAGCGATGTCCTGAACGGCGCTAGTGAGAGCTACGGACGGGTTAGGGAAACGCGAGATCCCCCAGGACGGGGGGATGCCCGAGTAGGCCAATACGGACAATTGATTCAACATCAGGTGCGACCCCGCATTGCTGCAATCTCGATTGTGTTTGTGCCACCAGTGAAGGAGACGATGAATGTCTCAAGCTCGTTTGGGGTTAAGGCTGGAGCAAAGATGCCGTCCCATTTTTTGTCTTGAGAGTTCCCACTGAAGAATGCGACGCTGCCGCTTGTAAACGTGAAGGAAAAAACTCCTCTCCACGTATATCCAGAGGGGACGGACTCCAGGTTTGACAGGTTAACTGTAACGGCTCCATTGACCGCTGCGGCAAAGCGAAATTCGTTACCGGTTAGAACGTCAAGCGTGTACGTTGATCCAACAGCCGTAACCGTTCGCAGACGCTGGCAAACTCCTTGGCCAATCGTCATGCCCCATCCTGCTGCAGGCGCGACGCCAATGCCAATGCGTTCAAATTCCAGGGAAGTAGTTTGCAGCGCTGGAGGGATGCGGCCCGTTGCGTCAAGTTGAACCAATCCAAGCGCGGAGTTGAGCAGTAGCGAGATGTTGCGCCGTCGCACCCAAAAGCCCTGGCTGTTCTGGATGCTGGCGTCGGCAATTGTCAGTGGCAGGTCCGCGCCAACGGTGACATCCTGCAGAAAAGCATTATCGGCATAGCTCTTGACGGCGAATTGCGTCGGCACGGTGTTGCCATCAACGCCGCCAGTTGACGCAATCAGGCTGGGGTTATTGCTAACCTCCCGCAGCTGCTCGCCAACGGTGCTGATGCCCCCGTTGCGACTGAATGGGCCGATGAAGTTCAAGCCCGCGAGATTAAATTCGTCCGTGGAAATAGTAACAGAACCGGTAGTACCATTAACCTCGAACTGTTTGCCGACCTTGAAATCGCCTTTCTCGTTGGTGTTGGAGCTATAGACGCGGCCATTGTTGCTCTCAACGATCTCATTTGCAGGGATTGGTACGCCGCCATTCCACGGAAGGGCGTCATAGTTGGTGCCGCTGCCCGCAAACTCAAACGTATGAGAGGGCGCCGAAACCTGCGACCGGTTGCGGAAGTCCAGCCGCTGCCCCGCTGCGATTGGGTCTTTCAGCCCGCCGTTGGTGTCAGAGAAAAATTCAACCCGGTAGCCGCCACTGATCGGCGTGCTGCTGGTGACCACGTAGGCGCTGGTGGGGCAGATGAACGTCAGCCCCCCGACCAGGACATTTCCATTGCCCGCAGGGAGGGTCGTCTTGGTGGTCAGCGTGACCACGCCGGTGGTTTTGTTGTAGACGGCATTGGCCACCCCGTAGTCGATCCCACCGATCACAGCGGTCCCGCCGCTCACGTATTCGTGCTCAGGGCCGCTGGGTAATGCGGTCTCGTTGTAGGTGAGCGTGGTGTCGCTGGCGCGGATGTAGCTGAATGTCTTGGCCTCTGCGGCGCCCGTGCTGGCGTTCCTCGGGAACACCAGCTGCGGGAACATCAGCTGCCCAGCGTTGGGGCGGGATGCGCTTGAGCAGATGAACGACAGGCCCGCCAGCGTGACCTGATCGCCCACTGTTGGCGCGTAGCCGGTGGCCGTCAGCACCGTTGCGCCCGTGGTGTTGTCGAAGGTCGCGCTGGTGATCGGGTAGCTAATCCCCCCGAGCGTCACCGCGCCGCCGCCCACATACTCATGAATGATCGTGCTGGTTGCCAGGGTCACCGTGAAGGCGCTGCCAGCGGTGGAGCCGCTTACAGCCGTGATCGTGACCGGGTTGCCGGCGCTGCCAGTGCTGCCGGCGCTTGGGTATTTGATCTGGCGGCCCAGCCTGTTGGCCGAGAAGCCGACTACATCGACCTGGGTAGCTCCTTGGCGGATGAACTGATAGGTGCCGGTGGCGGCGCCGGTCATGTTGATTGCAGCGCCACCAGCCGTCGCGCTCACCCGGAACGCATCGGCGGTAAACCCTGATGCGATTACGTGATACGAGGTCAGCGAGGTGGGGGTGGCTGCCAACCCCGTGGGGAAGTCCCCATTCGTCACTTCAAACCGCACCTGGCTGCCAACGCTCAGCCCGTGAGCAACGCAGCTGAAGGTGTCGGTAGTGGTGTCGATCGTGACGGCCTTTTGCAGTCGCGTTGCGCCATAGGTGGCTGCCAGCGCCCCACCGGTGTAGAGCGGCTTGGGGCTGTAGCCATCGGCCATCAGGCCGTAGATGCCGAAGTCAGAGGTGCCGCCGCCGCTGAGATTGACCTGGCCGCCGCTCTCGCAGCGGACGTGATACTCACAGAACGTGCCGAAGAACGACACGAGCTGCGCATAGCCGTCGTTGATGACCAGACAGCCAGGGCCACCCAAATTCACTTGGGTGTAGCTATCGACCACCATCGAACGGATGGGGGAGTTGAGAGCGCATGCACTGCCATCAACCTTGATGCCGCCGCCCGTGTTGCCGGTGGACTGGGAACCAGCGGTGCCGGCATCATCCTCTGCCGTGATGCTGGTGCAGTTCTGAATGTACGGGCTCTTGAGGATGAACGCGCCGGGGCTTATTGCGCCCCGAGCTGTGTTATCCGCCAGCCCGTTGAAGCTGATGGCCCATGCCTGGCGCATGGCGTCCGCTTGGTGACCTGCAAATGAAAAGCCCCAGCACCAGAACCCGGAATCGACCTTGAAGATGTCCGTGAACTCCAGGCCGGTGGCGCCTTGAATGACGGTTGAGCGCAGGCCAGAGCCAAACAGCGTCACATCGGGGCGCCACCGGATCGGCAAGACCGGTTCCACGTAGGTGCCGGGGGAGGTGAAGACCACATCGCCTGGCAGGGCGAGCGCGGCAGCGGCGCCATGGGTCTTCAGCGGTGAGTCGATCGTGCCGGTGTTGTTGAGGTCGTGGCCGCTGGTCGCAACGTAGATGCAGTTGGGATGCCGGATCTTCGCCAGCGCATATTGAAGGTGGGCGTTCGCATCCAACTCATGGGTGTCAATCGCGCCTGTGATTGCGTCAGCAACTACTTGGGGGACGCCGCCGCCATCGGCTGATTGCTTGACGTAGCGGCTATCAGGGTCACCAACGATGTAATCCACCCATTCCCAGCTGGAGCCGGAATAAGACAGCCGCACTTTGAGCTGGGCGCTTCCAACGAACCCAGCAGGCCTGCCAGAGAGAGGGGAGAAGCTCTCGATCCCAGTGCTATTGGCAATCTCGATCCGTGCCCCCGCGGCTGGGCTGGCAGGAATTGCCGCGACCGTAGCAATCGGGGCGTAAGGCAGGGCGCTTCCGACCCCAGCAAGCGCCGCATCAGCCGCCGCAGATGCAGCGTCAGCGGTGGCGACAGCCTCTAGCGCTTCGGCGATTGCCTCTTGGCTGACTTGGTTGGATCGAGTTGCAAAATCAATCCACTCCTGCACCACATAAAGGCTCTGCAGATCTGAAATGTTCAGATCGTCTTGGATCAGGTTTGATCCGTCGTTCCATGCAACTACCTGAGAGCCGTTAGGCGTCTCCCTGCGCACCGTGAGCCGCACCCCTGCCGCCGGCGCTGCAGTTACCTGCACCTGGGTGTCACTGACCCAGGCGTAACCGGTGCCCTCGGCCAGCAGCGTGGTGTAGGCGCCGGTTTCGATTGCCAGCCCTAGGTAAACCTTGACGTGCGCCTTCAGCAGGTACGGGAACGGGACCGAAAATGTGGTGGCGGACCCGTTGCCCGCGTACTGCGCGTATGAGTAGGGCACGGAAGATATGCACTGGTGCAGACCTCATGTTATGGGCCTTGCTACTGCCGGCCTACCCCCA